TACTTTTTCTTTAATAAAATCATCCTTAGTTACTCAAGGTAGAAACTTATGTGTATCTGCTTTTTTAGAGACTGATTTTTCCCATTTACTATTTATCGATTCTGATATTTATTTTGATTCAAGAGATATAATGAAAATGCTACAAAAAGATAAAGATGTATTATCCATACCCTATCCTTTAAAAACAATTATGTGGGATAAGGCTATAGAAAAAATTAAACAAGGTAAAATTAAAACACCCAATGATTTAAAAAGTGCTTTTAATACTTACCCCATGAAAGTAGAAAATTCTAAAGACATAAAACTAGATAATGGTGTGATGGAAGTTACGCATAGTCCAACAGGGTGTATGATGATTAAAAGAAGTGTATTTGATAAAATGATTAAAGAATATCCCGATAAAGGTATTGTACAAAAAACTGTTATTAACGGGGAGTACGTAGATAGGCCTAACATGTGGAATTTCTTTGATACTATTCACGATCCTGTGACTAAAACTTATATGGGAGAAGACTTCTCTTTTTGTAAGCTTTGGAAGGATGTAGGTGGTAAATGCCATGCTTATGTAGACTCTACAATCATCCATATTGGTGAACATCAATATGAAGGTAAGTTTATGGACGAGTTGAAAACTCTTTAGTAAAATGGTATCATTGCATACTTAAGATCTTAATTAGGAGAATTTATATTAATGTTACAATTTTTACCCTACGCATTAGCAGCCTACGGAGGTTATAAAGGATACAAGGGCGCCAAAGATTCAGG